AGGGTGTAATAGCTACTGAAGAAGGTATTAAATGGATAAAAATAGGAATAGCCAACTCAAGTGGTAGAGATAAACTAACTTTTAAAGAGCGTATAGCTTGGGTAGATGCTAACTTAGACAACATAAAGGAAGCACAGGAGAAGCCACTAGAGATGATTAGTTGGTGGAATGATACAGATGAGCCTTTATTGTTTTTAAGTGGCTGTAAAGCCCTCTCAGACGCTCTGAAGGGTATTCCTGTACACTATCCTGTCCCTTTAGATGCTACTTGTAGTGGTATACAGATGTATTCAGGTCTTTTACTAGACAAGGAAGGAGCAGAAGCGGTTAACGTAGTCCCTACTTTAAGTAAGGAAGCAGAGCAGTTGCCTAGTGACATCTACCAACAGGTAGCAGACAAGGTAGAAGGTTATATAGAAGCAGGAGAATACCCTAAGTACTTTGACTTTATAGACTCAGAAGGGGTAGACAGAAGAGAGAGTACAGTAGCAGAAGCAAGAGGTCTTAAAGGACAAGTTACAAGGTCTTTGACTAAGCGTAATGTAATGACACAGCCTTACTCAGTAACACAGAGAGGTATGTATAATCAATTAAAAGAAATATTTGACAAAGAAGAAGCAGATGGTAATATATTTTGGAAAGGTAAGAAGTGGGTAAACTTAAGATTACTTGTAATACTGAACAGCCGAGCTATAGGGGAAACAGTAAAAGGAGCAACTAGAGGACAGTCTTTTTTAAAAGATGTGGCTTTCTACTTAAATATAGAAAACAAGCCTATGAAGTGGTTAACCCCTGTGTTTAAGTTTCCTGTCATACAGGCTCAACCTAAGATAGCTGAAAAGAGAGTAATATCATCACTAGGTAAGATAAAGTTTAAACACGTAACAGATGATGTAGATAGAAGAAGACAGATAAGTGCTATAGCTCCTAATTACATACATAGCTTAGATGCTACACTTATGTATTTAACAATTCAGAAGCTATTAGCAGAAGGGGTTACATCCTTTGCTCTTATACATGACTCCTTTGCTACTGACTGTAACAACGTAGCTCTATTGAACAAGAGCGTGAGGGACAGTTACATAGAGTTGTTTAAAGGTAAGCCGTTAGAGGATTGGTATAGGCAAGTAGAGGCTCAGTCAGCCTGTGGTATACCTATTACTCCTGCTAGTGTTATGGTGGGTGATTTAGATTTAGAGGAGGTTAGGACTAGTATGTATATGTTTAGTTAACCTGTGTCAGGGGTGGCAGGGGTGGCAGGGGTGGCAGGGGTGCTTTTAAAGATCACAGCTTAATACTTATGCACAAGTTATCCACAGGGGGTCGATTAAAGGACACTATATTGTAGAGAGAGAAGGCAGAGTAGGTAAGAGTAGAAGTAAGAATACTACTACTACTAACTAATTAATAAATAGAAGTAATAAGTATAAGTAAAAGGAGAAGTATGTATAATGTACTAATAGTAGTAGGTTTAGTAATGACTGTACTAGCTACAGGGTGCTCAGAAATGGACTTGACCAAAGAACTTGATTATGCTAGTATGCAAGAAGGTGTAAAGCCTGTAGAGGTAATTGAAGTAGAAGTACTTAGGGAAGTGGTAGAAGTAGAAGTATTAAGAGAAGTCTTAAAAGAAGTAGTAGAAGAAGCAATGATGGAAGTAGTAGAAGAAGTAGTAGAAGTTCCTATATTTGACAATGAAGACAACATCATAGGTACTGAACTACTTAAAAAAGAAGTAGACACAGTAGTAGAAGAAGTGTTACTATAGAACAGTAGTAAAACATTATTAAAACATTAAGGAGACAGTATGAAGAAACCAGAAGCGTTTGTAACCCCAGTAGGTAGAACTATGTGGGCTAGTATCATTGAACCTAACACTAAGTTTGATGCTGAGGGTAAGTATATGATGGATATGCTTTTTGAACCTGAGCAAGTAGTAGAAGTTAAAGCATCTTTAGAGTCCTTGCTTTCTTCCTTTGTAGAGGAGAAGAAGAAGGAGTTGAAGGCTAATAAGTCTAACTCTTACACTGTTGCTCCTATCTTTAAGGAAGCGATAGATCAGGATGGTAATCTTACAGGGGATGTAATGCTTAGAAGTAAGCAGTACACCAAGACTTTTGATGGAGCACCTCAGAAGATTAGATTAGCAGACTCTACAGGTAAGGTGCTACACGGCTTTAATAAGGCAGTAGGTAATGGTAGTAAGGTACGTGCTAAACTGTACCCTAAGCCGTACTACATGGCTTCTAGTAATACCTTTGGTATCTCTATGTTAATCAATGCTGTACAGATTATTGATCTAGTAGAGTATGAAGCAGGAGGTGGTTTTGACTCAGTAGAAGGGGGATTTAAAGACAACACCGTAGTGGAAGACACTATAGACACTCCTGTAGAAGTGGATGGTATAGCGGTAGACTTCTAAGTGAGGGAAGAGACAGGAGAGTTTGTAAGGCATGACCCCTGTCCTAAGTGTGGTAGCAGAGATGCATTAGCAGTATATGATACGGGTACTGCTTTTTGCTTCTCTTGTTCCCATTGGGAGAGTGATTCTTCTAGTGTAGTAAAAAAGAGACAAGGAGGGGCTAATATGACCCGTGATTCGCTCGTAAGAGGTGAATACCTAGATTTACAAGCACGTAAGATTAGTAAGCAAACGTGTAAGAAGTATGGCTACCATGTAGCTGACATTATGGGTACTACTGCTCAAGTGGCTGACTATTTCAATGACAAGGGAGAGTTAGTAGGGCAGAAAGTAAGGTACGCAGACAAGACTTTCAGGGCTTTAGGGGATGTAAGCACTAAGAACCTGTTTGGTAGACAGCTATGGAGAGACAAGGGAAGACAGGTAATAATTACAGAAGGTGAGGTAGATTGTTTAAGTATTGCCGAAGCCTTTGGTGCTAAATACCCTGTAGTTAGTTTACCTAATGGAGCACAGAGTGCAGAGCGTGTCATTAAGAACAATCTAGAGTGGTTAGAGGGCTTTACTACTGTAGTGCTATGGTTTGATAATGATGTAGCAGGAAAGGAAGCTGTAGAGCGTGTCCTTCCTATACTAAGTGCAGGTAAAGTAAAAGTAATTACTAGTGCCTACAAGGATGCTAATGAACTCCTAGTCAAAGAAGGTAAGTCAGCAGTAATTAGTGCTACTTATGAAGCTAAGGAGTGGAGACCTGATGGTATTTTAGCGGCAGGAGAGATGTGGGACAAGTACAAAGAGAAGGAAACCTTTGAAACTTATGACTACCCTTACCCAAAGCTGAATGACATGTTTAAAGGCATCAGGAAAGGCGAACTAGTTACGTTTACAGCAGGATCAGGGATGGGTAAGTCTACTGTAGTTAGGGAAATAGCCTATGATTTGATGCTAAAACAAGAGCGTAAGATAGGGTATGTAGCATTGGAAGAAAACTGGCGTAGGACTCTTACTAGTTTTCTAAGTTTGTATACTAATAAGCCTTTGTTTTATGATAATGAATTAACACAGGAGCAAGAAAAGGAAGCATGGAGTGAGACAGTTGGCAAGAACAGGTTGTATCTATATGACCACTTTGGTTCTATTGAAACCGATAACCTTATGTCCAAAATACGTGTTATGGTGCACACGTGCGGTGTGGATTTTGTCATCTTGGATCACATCTCTATTGTAGTTAGTGGTATGGACAATGGGGATGAGCGTAAGGCTATTGACAGATTGATGACAGACTTAAGGTCTTTAGTAGAAGAAACACAAATAGGGATGATTATAATTAGTCACCTTAGAAGGACAGGAACAGACAAGAATCACGAAGACGGAGCACAGATCAGCTTAGGTCAGTTACGTGGCTCAGGGGCTATTGCACAGCTTTCTGACGCTGTTATCGGACTAGAGCGTAATGCTCAAAGTACAGAAGATGGTGATAAGATTAATGTAAGGGTATTAAAGAACAGGTTTGCAGGATCATTAGGACTAGCAGATACCTTGTTTTATAACTCTAAAACTGGTAGAATAGAAAACGCACCTGACTTTGAAGATGCTGATGATGATAATATGGACTTCTGACTGTGACTAGACTTGTATTTGATCTTGAAACCGATGGGTTATACCGAGAATGTACTAAGATACATTGTGCGGTAGTACTGGACATAGATACTATGGAAGGTACTTACTATACTCCTTCTACTATTCATAAGCTACCTGACCAGTTAAAGAAGGCTGATGGGATTATAGCTCATAATGGAGTAGGGTTTGATATACCTATAATTAAGAAGATATTAGGCGTTGACTTATATGACTATCCAGTTCGTAAGCTAGACACTTTAATATTAAGTAAACTTATATACTACAATGGGGAGTTTAAGAAGAAGCATCAAGCTAACTTAGAAGACCATAAGAGGTTACTAATAAGCCATAGTCTTAAAGCATGGGGGCTTAGGCTAGGACTCTTAAAAGGAGACTATGGGGAGCAGGAGGATGCGTGGAGTAGATATACTCCTGAAATGCTAGAGTACTGTAAGCAAGATGTACAAGTAACTGCTAAACTATTTATGCACTTACAATCACATCCTTACAGACCTGACTTACCTTTGGAAGCAATAGATTTAGAGCATAAGTTTGCAAGAGTTGTACAAGAACAGACTAATAATGGATGGTTCTTTAATATAGCTAAAGCGCAAGCCTTACATGTAGAACTATTTAAAGAAAAAGAAGAAATAGAAAAAGAGTTAGAGGAAGTGTTCAAACCTATTTACTTTGAAGGTAAATTGAAAGAGTACAAGAAAGGAAGTTATAAGCGTAAGTGTGAAGTAACAGGTATTAAGGTAGAATATTATACTCATACTCCTATTGCATTAACTCCTTTCAACCCTAGCTCAAGACAACATATAGTAAAATGGCTACACAGACGTTATAAATGGAAGCCCCATAAGCATACAGAAAAAGGGAGTCCTATTGTAGACTCTAGTGTATTAAGTAAATTAAAATACCCTGAAGCACAACTACTATGTAAGTACTTTGACTTACAAAAGGTAGTGGGTATGTTAGTAGAGGGCAAGAATGGATGGTTGAAACTAGTAAACGATGAAAGCAGGATTAATGGGGAGCTTGATACTCTTGGGGCTGTTAGCGGTCGCTGTACACATAGGACACCCAATCTCGCACAAGTACCATCAAGCAGAGCATTTAAAGGAAAGGAATGCAGGGAACTGTTCACAGTCCCTACAGGAAAAGTCCTTATTGGGTGTGATGCTAGTGGACTAGAGCTTAGGATGTTAGCTCATTACTTATATAGATATGATGGTGGGGAGTATGCTGACGCAGTAGTTGATGGTGATATACATACTACAAATCAGGAAGCGGCAGGATTAGACACAAGAGATCAAGCTAAAACCTTCATCTATGCGTTCTTATATGGAGCAGGGGACTCAAAGCTAGGTAGTATTAAAGGTAATACTAATATGGCTAAGAATGGTAAGGAGCTTAAGGCTAAGTTCTTTAAGGCTATCCCTGCCATAGAGGAGCTACTAGAGCAGGTAAAGGTAACAGCAGAGAAGGGCTATATTAGAGGTGTTACAGGCAGGAGGCTTCATATACGAAGCCCTCACAGTGCTCTAAATACTCTTCTACAATCAGCAGGAGCGTATGTTATGAAGTATTATACTGTAGCATTATATGAAGCATTAAGTAAGTATAAGGACAAGGTGCTATTTGTAGGTAATATACATGATGAGGTTCAACTAGAGGTTAGTGAAGATATAAAAGAAGAAGTGAGAGTTATATGTGAGGACATATTCAAAGACATTACTACTCTTCTTAAGTTTAAAGTTCCTTTAGAAGGAGAAGCAAGGATAGGGATAACATGGAATGATACTCATTAGCCCCGTTCAAAAATAGGTGAAAAATTTAGGAGACAAAAATAAAATGAAGCCAATTACATTTGACATACCCCTCCCATTAATCAAGGGAAAGGGAAATGTGGACAGATTACTAAGTGCTAACTTGTATAGAAACGCATACTTTCACACCCTTAATGCAAGTAAGGTAGCTTTTGATAGTACTATAGACAGTACCATTAAAGATATTAAACCTATCACTGTGCCAGTTAAAATAGATTTCAAATTCTTCTTTACTACTAAGAGAAGAAGGGACATAGATAATTTTCAATTCCCTGTGTCTAAGTATTTATGTGATTCATTAGTTAAAAGAGGGGTGCTAGTGGATGATAATATGCTATACTATCCTGAAATGACAGCACAATATGGTGGACAGGCAGACAAGAACTATGTTACTATTACTATTAGTAAAAGTAAAGTAAGCATTAAAGAACTTAAAGTAGAAGAGGAGAAATAAGGTGGGGATTGAATCAAACATTAAAGCAATAGCTGACTGGAACATGACGAGAAACAATCTAATCTTAGCTAGAGGGTTAGAAGAAAGCATGTTGGAGGAAGAGTTCAACGAGTTCGTGGTAGCTGAGACTATAGAAGACATGGTAGATGCTTATGCAGACTTTACCTATGTGTTAGAAGGAAGCAGGGTTAAGTATTTGACATGTGGTGTTCCTCTTCCTGAGATGATAGCGTGGTGGGAAAGAGTAGAGGACTGGTCTTCGCAGTGTAATAGTTATATGTTTCAAGTGATCTTAGAACATTGCTTTAAAACATGGGGGATGGATGAGGATCAGGTTGAACATTTAATGAGTGACGTACTTCATGTAGTTATTGAAGCTAATAAAGCTAAGGCAGGAGAGAAGGACGCTAATGGAAAAGTCTTAAAAGGAGAGAAGTGGGTGAACCCATCACTAACAATAACAGAAGTTATCAATGCTCATACTACTGAGTATGTTAAGAAGAAGGCACACTAATGGCTTATATACATACACGTAAGAGCATCAACGAAGCTACTCCCGAAGAGTGGGATAAGTTATTATCACCAAACACACCTCAACAAGTAAAAAAGTCTTATCCAGAAGCAATCAATCCTAGTTATTATAAGAAAGGGATAGAAACTATTGACTATATAGAGTCAAAAGATATGTGCTATCTTGAAGGAAATGTAGTAAAGTATATCAGCAGGTACAAAGAAAAGAATGGGGTAGAAGATTTAAGAAAGTGTGCATGGTATTTAGAAAAACTTATAGAAAGAACTGTAAAAGGAGACAAGAAATGATGCACTATGATGAATGGATTGTTGAAGCTCAGGCTTTAAAACTCCTCCCTTCAGAGTGGGAGGTTAACATAGCTATGTATATGGAGTACCTAAATAAGCATGGATATATTATACCTGTTGAGATTGTGATGGAAGGAATGGCAAGCAGTAGGATGTCAGCAATATCTGCTGATCTTGAAGACTAATGAAGGAGACATTAATGAGTAGAACGGTTATTAAGTTTGGAGCTAAGTGGTGCACAGCGTGTGTTACATATCAAAAGGTGTGGGACACAGTGGTAGACGAACTAGACCAAGATGAGTGGGATGTAAAAGAAGTTAATATTGATTCAGAAGATGGCACTGAGATGGCATTAACTTATGGTATTAAATCATTACCTACTACTATTATTATTAAAGACGATGATATAAAAATACTAAGGGGTAAGGTAATACCACATGACTTAAAGTATGCTCTAGGAATCCACGCATGAGAGCGTTAATAGATGCAGATTCTATCATGTATAAATATGCTTCTATTAATCAAGATGTAGTTGAATGGGAAGAGGGTATAGCTTCAGTGTTTACTAGCCTTAGAGATGCTAAGGATGGAGTAGAGAGGCACATACAAACCATCATTAGGAATAGTGGTGCTAAAGGAAGACCACTTCTAGTTCTAAGTCCTGCTAAGAACTTTAGGTATGATGTATTAAGTACATATAAACATAATAGGAAGCCTAGTGCTCATCCTTTAGAGTTAATAATGCCTTTAAAGAAATGGTTGTATGAGCAGTACAACACACACGTTCCTTGTTATGTAGAGGCTGATGATTATTGTGTATGGCGTATGCTTGATGAGCCTAGAAAATGGGTGCTGTGTCATATTGATAAAGACCTTGACCAAGCTGATGGAAAGCATTATAATTACAACACAGAACGTAAGTATAGTATAACCGAACGAGAAGCAGAGTTTAAGTTTTATGACCAAACCTTGACAGGGGATACAAGTGATGGTTATAAAGGATGTCCTAGTATAGGAACTAAAAGGTCTGCTTTGATCCTTAACGACAAAGAAGATAAGAGAAGTATGTGGGAACGCGTTAAGGATACTTATATAAGTAGGGGACTTAAAGAAGAAGATGCCTTACAGCAAGCGAGGGTAGCAAGGATGCTTACTCCTGATGAATGGGATGGAGATTGTAATATTAAACTGTGGAGACCCTATGATTAAAATTGACTACGGCAGAGATAGTCTGATAAGTCCTTTCAGCATGGCTACTTTAAAGGACAGGTATTTAAAAGAAGGGGAGAGTCCTCAAGATGCGTTTGCTAGAACAGCAGAGGCTTTTAGTAGTGATGAGGAAATGGCACAACGTATCTATGACTATGCCAGTAAAGGGTGGTTTAGTTTTAGTACTCCTATCTTAGCCAACTCTAGTAAGAATACTAAAGGACTTCCTATTAGTTGTTTCTTAACTCACGTAGAAGATTCTATAGATGGACTTAATAATCATACGATTGAGAGTAGGTTACTATCTGTAGCAGGAGGGGGTGTAGGGTCTCACTGGTCAACCGTAAGAGGGCATACGGATAAGAGTCCCGGGATTATCCCCTTCCTAAAGACACAGGACGCTGACGTACTAGCTTATCATCAAGGGAGCACTAGGCGAGGAGCATACGCGGCTTACCTACACATAACACATCCCGATGCACAAGAGTTCTTAAGTATTCGGAAGCCTACGGGGGGAGATAGTAATAGGAAAGCCTTAAACATACATCATGGTGTTGTTATTAATCAGGAGTTTTTAGATGCTGTAAGGCACGATGCTGATTGGTACTTTGTAGCTCCTGAAACAGGTAAGGTCACAGGTAAGTGTAAGGCTAGAGAATTATATAAAAATTTATTAACTACTAGACACCAGACAGGTGAGCCTTACATCATGAATGAGGAT